ATATAAAAATGGACAAAGCTAAACCAACTAAATATTACAAAAGAGAGCCTAAAAAATCAGGAAAAGGATATAATTACTATTATACAAAAGAGCAATATCAAAAAGCTAAAAAAGAAGAAAAAGGTAAAAAGAAAGACGGATTATTTTCTGGCATAATGTCATTTTTTGGTTTTAAAGATGAAAAACAAGCAGAAGAAAAAGTTAAAGATATATATGAAAAAAATAAAAATGATCTTCAAATTTATTTTAGTGATTTTTTAAGATATACAAATGAATATATAGCCAACAAAGATAAATGGGATAAAAAACTGTCAAAAAAACAAGTGGTGAGAGATAAAAAAACTGGTAGAGTTTCTTCTATTAAAAAGGAAAAATCTGTTGTTTCTACTGATAAAAAGAAAGGCTTCAGTCTTTCATTGATGAAGAAAGTAGCTGGAATTGTTGGTGGTACTAAAGAAAAAAGTGATACTTTGGCAGGAAAAACAAAAGAACATATTCAAAACTTAGTAAAAAATCAATTAAAAGGTAATAATGGAAATATTGACAAAGTAATAAATGGAATAGAAACCAGAATAAAAAATATAAAAAATACTGGTGGTGATTTATCAACTTCAACTGAACCATTTCAGTTAGAATATGCACAAAAAATAAAAAAGGAACAGAAATCTAGTGACAGAAAAAGTGAAATCATGGAGTCTGATGAACCACAAAAAATAGAACGTAAAAATTTTCCAGAAAATTTAACAACATACATAACAAATCCAGATTTTACCTTTAAACCTTATGGTGACAATAGAAAATTTATAGATAAAAAAATAGAAAAGAAAGACATAAAAGAAGGATTTAATCTGTATGATGGAGAATTCTATATTGTAAAAGGAAGATATGGTCGTGGATATGATGTTCTTGAAGCTTCAACTGGTAAACTAGCAACACCTCCTGGTGTATATGCAAAAACAATAAAAGAAATGAAAGAGAAAACTATTGATTTTTATAAAAATATCGGTAAAGAAGATGTAAATAAACAATTAAAAAAGACTAAAGAAGAAAAGAAAAAACAAATAAAAGAAGCAGAAAAAGAAGTTGAGACATATAAAAAAGTACAAACAGATAAAAAGGAAAAAATAGAACAAGCTGAGAAAAAAGAAGTAGAAATGTTTCAAAGTGAAAAATTTAAAAATAAAACATTGACTGAATTAATTAATATAGATAAAGAATTTTTAACAGAAAAAGGAAAAAAAGAATTAGATAAACTCATAAAAGAAAAAGAATCAAAAGGTATTAGTGCTCAAGAAAAATATGATAATGCTCAACAATCAATAGAAACATTCGAAGATGAGTATGAGAAAAGTTATTATTCTGAAAATGAATGGAATGATTATTTAAAAGAAGCTGAAAATGAAGAGAGACAAACAATAAAAGATGAAGATAAAGATAGTAAATGGTATAGAGATGCAAAAGATCAGTTAAAAAAAATAAAAATATATAAAGATTCAATAAAAAACCTCTCAAAATATAAAAATGCAGCAATGAAGGAATCAGGTCAAAAACAATTATTTAAAGCTTCCATTAAAGCTCTACAGGAAGAACTAATTAAATCCAAAACTATGCCAGTTGGCACAGTATCAAGAGGTAGAAGAAAAGTTGCTGATGGTAAATGGGTTCCTGTCACTCAAGATAAAACAGGTAAAAAAGAAGATAAAAAGCCAAAAGACAAAAAAAAAGATAAAGAAAAAAAACCAGATGGAGATAGAGAAGGAAAATTAAATATTATTAAGAATAGCTTAAAAAAGATGGCAAATATATTAGCTGAAGCACTTTCCGGTCGAGATGTTGTTGCCCCTACTGCTGGAGCAACTGAAGAAACTGGAGAAAGTATACAAACTTTAAATAGGGAGAAGAAAAAAGAAGATCAGAAAAAAAAGGACAATAAAAAAAAGGACGAACAGAAAAAGGTAAAAGAAAAGGACAAACAGACTAAGGAGAAGAACAATAAAAATGGAAAATCTAAAAAATGAGTATCATATTGAAAATCCAGAAAAATTTGAGTGTCCTAATTGTAACTCTGTTTATGGTATCAAGAATGATGAAGAAATGATCTTAAGAAAAATAACTTTTGTGTATTTCAACATGAAAGATAACAAAAAAGTTGTAAAATGTAAGAAGTGCAAAACAATGATAGAAATTAATTCTTGACATATAATTCTATTTATATAATATATCTATTATAGTCCATTTATTAGGAAAAGTTAGATAATATCTCATATGGAGTATCTACATGCTTTTTCAAGTAAATGGACTAGAAATATCAAATCTTCAAAAATCTTCAGACAATAAAACTGTCCAAGTCGATATTATTGCAAATCATCTTACTGAAGATACAGATGGTGAAACAGTATTAAAAGAAGCATTCGACAAAGAAACTGTCAATGAGTTTATGGACATTGGTGTCATAGAGTTCTGGCATGAATCAAAACAACCTCTTCTTTCAAAAGCAGAAAAAATGGAAAATATTCTTGGAACTCCTGTTGCCTTTAGATGGGAAAATGGAAAACCAGTAGTTACTGCATCATTAACTAAATCACATCCAATTGTTCAAAAAATGTTACCACATCTTGAAGCTGGACAGCCGGTATATGCTGCATCAATAGGTGGATCTAAAGTTGTTTTAGAAGCTAAAGACTCAAATGGTGGTAAACATAGAATAATTCCAAAAATAAGATGGGATCATTTAGCAATTGCACCTGCAAATTCTGTTATAAATCGTGAATCCGGAATGAATGTTAGACTTTTGCAGAAAGCTAATGATATCATGTGCGAATTTGATGATATGAACTCATTTAGAAATAATTCCAACATTATAGAGCAAGAAGAAGTATTGATGAAAGCATTAATGGCTCCTTCTAGTACAGGTGATCTACAAAATACATCTGGTGGTGTAGTTACAAAGCAAAGTTTAGAGAAAAAACCAGTAAATCTTACTTTTGGTGAAGATGAAAGTATGATGCTTCTAGATACCATAATAGGAATAAAAGAAAGAAGAATACCAACCGAAAAAAACAAATATATGAAACATTTTGAAGAAAAAAAGAAGAAAGATTTTGGTGATAAATCTTATCGCCTTATCAATAAATTTTTTAAATCTAAAAAAGGAGCAATGTAACATGATAACAAAAGAAGAATTGTTACAAAAAGGAATTTCTGAAGAAATTGCGGATGAAATAATTTCAAAAATTGATTCAGAAGAAGATGAAAGTTCCCTCCAGCTTCTACAGAAAGCACTAGGAGATCCAAAAGTAGAGGATCTCTCTAAGGCCGATGGAGGGGATGAAGAAGGGGATCAGGACGATGATGATGACAAAGATGATTATAACGAAAAGTATATGAAAAAACATATGAAACGTTATATGAAAGCAAATAAATCATCATGCTCAAAAATGATGAAAGAGGTCGGAGAAAAAATGACTAAAGCCATTGATGATATCGATCTTGATTCTGAAGGTGCGGTTGTGGAAATGACTGATTTAGCACCTTTTCTTGAGTCTCAAAAAGAGTTTAATGAATCTCTTACAAAAGCACTAGGTCATTTAGCTGAAGAAATTGTTACAATTAAAGGTGACAATGAAAAATCTTATGATTTACTGAAAAAAGCTGCTAGTGTTCAAGTAGAGCAGGCTGCTGCTATTGATGGGTTTCTTAATACTCCTCAAGGTAGAAAATCTAAAGTTGTAGCTGATGGTGCTGATCTTTCTAAAGCTAGTAAAGAGAATGTAAATGATCAAGCTAAAATTTACACAACTCTTATGAAAGCTGTAAAAAATGGTGACACTGATGCTGGAGCAGTTATATCAGCATATGAAGTTGCTGGTAAAAATGTAAATCGTTTAAATGATAATCAAAGAGCATTCATAAGCGATCTTTTAAGTAAGGAGGCCAAATAATTATGAGATCTGAAGAGTTTTTAATGCTTGCCGATACTGAAATGGGTATTTCCAGTAAAGATGAAATGGAAGCACTTAGTAAAGCACTTTTGGCTCCAGGTAGTTCAGATGATCTGTACAATACACCTGGTGGTAGTCTTACAATGCAATCTCTTGAAGGGATGCTTGCAGACTTAACGTTAAATACTACTGATTTTACGTTATGGCAAGACATGAATAAAATAAAAGCATATTCTACAGTAGAAGAATATGATCAACAAATAGGACTTGGTATTTCTGATGGTGGATTCGTTGGACAAATAGAGAATCCAGAATTTAGAGATCCTGATTTCTTAAAGCAAATTGCTATTGTTAAATTCCTTTCTGAGGGATGGACTGTAGGTGATGTTGCTGCAGCAACAAATACTATTATAGATCAAAGAACTAGATCTCAAAGAGCTGCTATGAATAGATTGTTGAGAAATCTTAACAAGTCTCTTTATAATGGCGATAGTTCATTAATTCCTGAATCTATTGATGGTATTTCAGCTACTATAGCAGCAAAAGGTTCTACTCAACAAGTTAAAGATATGCGTGGTGGAAATGTAACCATGGATGTATTTAATTTAATGGGTCAACTTATTACAGAAGGAAACGGGCATGTTGAGAATTCTAAATTATATGTATCTCCTGCTGGATTACAAAACATTTCTAAAATAATAGAAAGTGGTGCTGTATCTACTGGTGATAGAAAGATCGCTCAAATGGGTTCTAATGGAATAACAATTGGTGGAAAAATTGATGAAGTTATGACTGCATATGGTCGTATGACTCCAAGAATGGATAAATTACTTGGATTATCATATGAATCTGCTGTGGTTCCTCAATACTATGATAACGCAAGTCAAACATGGATTGAAGGTACAACTTCAGACAAAGCACCATCTATGCCATCTATTGAATTAACTAATGCTCCTAGTGTTACTAATTCATTATTTAGTGCCGGTACAGTTAGACCTTCTGGAGTAAAATATAATTATAGAGTCGTTGCTGGTAATAAATATGGAAGATCAAAAGCTTCTGTTGCAGTTGAATCTACTTCAGTAGTTGCAGCAGGTGGTGGTATTTCTATAGCAATTACACCTGCATCTGGTGATTCAGGTTCAAAACTTCCTACTTATTTTGAAATTTATTCTGAAAAAGTTGGTGGAAGTGGTGAATATAGATTAATGACAAAAGTTGCAGCTAATACAAGTCCATTGACTGTTGTTACTTATGTCGATAAAAATGATTATATTCCTGGTACAGCAAGAATGTTTATAATTGATCAAACTAGTGTTGGTGAAAGTAGAGTTATGGCTTTTAGTCAATTACTTCCTATTCATAATACTGATTTAGCTAAAGTTGGTCGTTATTCTCAAGGACTTATTAACCTTTATGGTGTTCCTAAGTATTACAAACCTAATATTCTTGTAGAAATTCGGAATATTAACGTTGATCAAGCTAATGTAAATAAATTTAATCTTGTTTAAAAGTAGGTAAAAAGATATGACAGCATATAAATCGCCAGTAGGCAAACCTTTTAATGAACTTTCTTTTGCAGATATGTTAAGTAATCAGGTTGTTCTATCAGGTCAAGATGTAAGTTTTACTGTTAAAGAAGGAACTTTTTTATTAACTTCTTTAAAGGTTGATGGAGCAGGATCAATAACAATTGTTGATGGGAAAGGAAACACTATTGTAAGTGGAGTTACTGATTTTAATCAACCTGGAAATCCTATAAGATGTGATTATGGAGTTACATTAACTGGTGATGTTCTTATAGCGGTTGGTGCTGCGTTTTTTGGAGTATTTGCGAAATGAAATTATCAATAGAAGAAATAATGCAATTACAATATATACTTCCAGTTCAAGGGGATTTAAAAACTCTTGAACTGGTTGAAAAAATTGTTAATAAATCAATGATTAAAGACTCAAATGTTAAAGAAAAGGATATAGATTTTACAGATCATGAAATTGATTGTATGCAAGATTTTATAAAATTTTTAAATGATCAAAAACAATTGAGTTTTAAATCATTATCTTTAATAAGAAAAATTATGAATAACAAAGGAGATTCAATATGACTATACATCAAAGTGCATTTGATGCATCTCAAGGTAGTCCAAATATTGAAGTTCTACAATATTTGCAAGATAATTGGGGTAAAGATGAAATAAGTGCTGCTTTACGAGTAGCTAAAGTTTCTATTACCGCATCAGGTACAGCAGGAGTGGCAGCAGTTATTCCAGTTGGAGCTGAAATATTAGATGTTCATTGTATCTGTAAGGCTACTGTTGGCAGTGGATCGGCTCAAGTTAGAGTTGGTGGAGCTGGAGCAGTGATTTCTGATGCATTAACAATGGCAACTAATGATGCATTAACTAGAGCTTCTAGTATAGATACTACATATAACGTTGTTGGATCAGATGGTATTGAAGTTGTTACCAATTCTGATAATGATCGTGGTGATGTTTTTATTACTTATAAAAAGTAATTAAAAAGAATATAAAATCTACATATCCTTAAAATAGAGATATGTAGATTTTTTTTAAAAATAGAGAATGAATTAAAATGAGCGAATGTACAGAAAATAGATCAGGATTTGCATTTAATAATCCAGATATATCAAGTGATTATCACGCTCCAAGTTGGGGTCTTTTGGTTACTGCTGATGAATTACGATATGATGAAATGTTTGGAAATGCATTAATAGCTGAAGCAGATAGTCAATCTATTACAGATGATCAGTTATTGGATTATGCTAGACTAGCAATTAGACACATGGAAGTAGAATTAAATATTGATATTTTACCTCGAAGAATAAGATATGATGATCCAATCGGTGAAGATGGAAATGAAGAACCAAGAACTGATTTTGATGATTCAGATTTTACATCAAGAATGACTGCAAAACAATTAGAAGCATTATATTTAAGAGAACCTGGTTATTCATATAAAGTAATAGCTGCACGAAAAGAGTCAAGAGTAAAAATGAGACGTAGACCAGTAAGAGATCTATTAACAGCAAAATTTGTTGACCCTTATTATGGTAATACAGTAATAGATCTAATGCCATATAGAATTGTAAAAAAGGGATTCACTGGTGTTTGTCATTTTAGACCAAGACAATTAACGACTAGAACTAATTATTATGCTTATATATGGACAAATTATTTATTTAGACCTTACAATAATGATATACAAAGCTTGTATTTATTAGATTATGAAACAGGATATGAGAACTGTCAAGATGTCCCAGATGAATTCAGGAATATTATTAAAAAACTTGCTGCAGTTACTCTTATGAATATATATGGTGATGGTAAATTAGCTGCTATTGCATCAAGATCAGTAAATTTGAATTCAGTTAGTGAATCAATCAATACAACACTAAGTGCTACAAGTGCTACATTCGGTGCAAGAATAATGCAATATCAAAAAGAAATAAAAGCATGGTTTACTCAAAATAGATCAAAATACAGTCGAACATCAATAGGTCGATTATAATGATAGTTCAAAAATTCAAACAAGGAACTCATGAAATAAAAATTGAAATTGCTGAGAATCTTGAAGACATGAAAAAAAATGGATTTAAAGATGGACAATTTAATAAATATTATGTTGATGGTAAATATGTAGATACATATGGGGAAATGATTGGATATATAATAGAAGAAAACAGAAAAAATAGAGAATCAATTATCCCGAATAGAGAAAAAACTGAAGAACTACGAAAGAAAATGATACAAAATACTAATAATGATATAATAAAATCACTGGATATATTAAAAGAACAATACAGAGTCATGGGTGTTCCTTATGAAATGTTACAAAAAATAGAAGATATATCATTAAAAATAAACGGTGCTGGCGTAAGGACTGAGAAATAATGGGTACAAATAATAACATTGGACAAGAAAATGCTGTAACTGTTTTTGGTAATCCTGAAAGTTTTAATAAATTAATTAAAAATCATGGTCAATTATGCAAAGTAAAACAATCTATTGTATGTCCATGTACTGTAAATAATAGTGGAAGTCCAGATTTATATTGCGATATTTGCAATGGAGAAGGATATATATATACATATCAAAAAAAATTCTTAGTTGTTGACGAAAATTCTAGAACATGTGGTAAAAAAGTTTTTCCTTTCTGGACTCCAATAGTATCAGTTGAAAAGGTTCAAAATGTTACATCCGAAGTTCAAGGCGGTATCCAAAACTTAGAAGTTGAAAGTTTTACAGATAATGAAATAATATTAACTGAAGAAATAAATAATTATGAGAAAAAAAGAGTAACATATTATTTTGATGGATTATCATATGTGGAAAGTGACCAGCTTATAGTTGACGAAAATAATGGAATAATGTATACAACTCAAACAGAATTTGATTCAGGGTATCAATCAAGTAATCCACTAAAAGCATATGCAGATATAGCAAAAATAGTAAGAATTTGGAATATTGACACAAATGTAGAAATAACAAATTTTACATTTGAAGGTAATACAATATTAACAAAAGAACCAATACAGTCAGAAAAAATGTATGCAGAATATTATTATTCAGATTTAACTCAAGTAATAGCAACTGATATAAACACTAGAGATAATAATGAAGATTGGACTCATGTGCTCAAAAGTGGTGAAACAAGAATGGCTTTCTATCCTTATTTCGATTTATCAAAAGGAGATATAATAACAATTTCTGCGACAGTTCTATATAAAAATGAAACATTAAACCATATAGGTAATTTAGATAAATTATGGGAAATTGAAATATTCGACTTAGGGAGTACAATATTAGATATTGATGGAAATATTTACAATTTAGGTACAGATTATATTCTTCAAGGAAGACATATTAAATGGATAGGTAACAAGCCAAGTGATAATAAAACTATATCATTAAGATATGGATATAAACCATCATTTATTATATTTGAGGATAATCCTCAACCGAATTCTGCTGAAAATAAACAATATCCAGTATTAGTTTTGGTTAAAAGTTGGTCAAAAATAGACAAAGATGATATAGCAAGGTTGGTAAATAGTTAATGTCAACACTAGTAGCAAAATTTAGTGATTATGCAATACAATCAATAGAATTTTTTATTGAAAGTATAGAATCAGAGCTATCTCAAAGAGACTTAAAAGGTCTTTTTAATAATAAAATAGAAATAATAAATGTAACAAAACAACATCCATTAGCAACATTAATGGCTGCTCAATTATCAGAACAAAGAAATGCTGATAATTTAAGATCAAATATTATTCCTGCAATTAGTGTAACCCCTGGAACTTTCGGAGAAGATGGATTTACTTTAGGTCAATCATATAAACCTTCTGTTGTAGATGATGATTTTATAGATGATTTAAAATTTTATCTTGATGAAGATATGACAAAAAAAGATATATTAAGAAACTTATTAATTACTGAAGATCAAATAAATACAATTATAAGTGAATATAGAAGAACCCCTGCTGGTGGTATGAGGGTTCAACAGAATGAATGGCAAAAAAATGAAGAAATAAATATATCGGTATGGTCTGATACAGCAGATATTGACATAATTCTTGGTACATTAATGGATAGTATTATGGCATTTATCCAAGTTGGATTTGTTGGTGACAACTCAAAAATAAGAAATATGAAACTTCGAATTACAAAAGGATTAACAAATTTTAATTTTGGACGTGTATTGTATGGTTCAGAATATAACTTGACATTTACTAATATATATAATAATTTTGCAATATATACTGATGATGTCGTTAGTGGACATGATTTTGATGGAACTTTTGTAATACCAAGTGGAGAATAACAATATGAATAAAAAAAAGGATAATTTAATAACATTAAGTGGATATTTGTCAACATACAATAGACAAAGAAACCTTGATAAAGTTATCACTTCATGGTATGTAAAAAAATATAATGACAATAAAAAAAGAAGTATTGTAGATTGGGAAAGTATTATTCAGTCTTTTTTTAATGAAACTGAATAATAAACGATATTAATTAAAACCTGCAAAAGAAGCGTGGTAAAACAAATAAACATGGAGAAAGACTATGGCACGATATTATGATTTTGCAGGTCAAAGAATTATTTTACCTGGAGCATATACTAAAAGAATATTTCCAGTAGATCAAGGTGCTGGTGCTATTACTGGTCTTGCAATTATACTTGGAGAAGCTACAAAAGGTGGTATTCCATATAATGCATTTGAAGATATAGAGGATTGCATCAATGTTGTAGAAGGACAAGCTCAAGCATTGAATGTTTTTGGTGGTGGTGACATCTATTATGGAGCAGAATTTTATCTAACTCCATCTAAAGATGAAAGATTCAATAAACCATCTCAAGCAAATTGTATTGTAGTTAATCAAATGACTCAGGCTGATACAGAAATAGATGCAAGTGCGGTTCCTATAATTGATGTAGCATTTAATAAATATGGAACAGATGGCAATACTGCTGCTGTGAAAATATCAAGTGGTTCCAACGTTGGCAAGAAAATTGATGTAATTTATAAAGGTAATTCAATATTAGATGAAGATGATGTTGATCTTCCATTGATGTCAATACAATATAATGGAGCAGGAAGTGCATGTGCTTTAACTATAAATGGCACAACATTAACCACAGTTTGCACTGGAGCATCATCAGATGATTTAAGTATTACACTTTCTGAATATACTGATATGGGTAGTCTTATTAACTATATAAACAATCAAGCAAACTACACTTGTTCTTTAACTGGAAAAAGTGATGAGGTAACGACCGTTTTTGACGCATTAACATCTCAAGATATAAAAACTGCTTCATATTCATGTGTAGGTACAGTCGAAGCAATAATAAGAAGCCTTAATTCTACTGGTGATCTAACTGCTGTATTACATGATTCTGCCGCAAGAACAATACCAGACAATATGTCTGAATTCCAATATTTTACAGGTGGAACTGTTAGTGCAGCAACTACTCAGGATTGGACTGATGCATTGATAAAACTTGAGAAATATAATCTAAATAACATTATTGCTATGTCTGGAAGTAGTACAATTCATTCTCTTGTACAAGATCATGTAGAAAGAATGAATTCTGTAAAAGAAAAAAAATACAGACAAGCTGGTTTCGGAGCCGGTAGTTCAACAACAAGTAAAAGTGCTAGAATTGCTGAAATGAAAGCTTTAAATTCGGCATATATTGAATACTGTGTATCAAAATTCAAAAGATATGATTATGTTAATAATATTGCTGATGTTGAATTCGATCCATATTACTTATATCCTCTTATTTCTGGACTTAGATATGCTAATAATGTTGGCATGGATGTTGTTTTCAAATATGTAAATGTAGTAAGTACTGATGAAATTAAAAGAAAAGATCAAGAGGATTATGCTGAAGCTGGAGCAACATTAATCCAAAAAACAACAAATGTCAATAATCAAAATAATTTTGAAATAAAAGTTAATAATACAGTATATCAAGGGTCTCAAGTAACAAGAACTAATCCTAGTGTAGTATATTCTATAAATGTATTAACAAAAGACTATGAAGAGCAAGTTACTGAACAAATTAGATCTTTAGATGTTGTTGCTAATTCTGTTATAATAACAAAAATACAGAACTGGATAACAACATTTTTATTTCCAAAATATAGAGATGATTATGGTTGGACAACAAATGGTCCAAATGGTCAAAAAGCATTTGATAATGTAAGTTTTGAACAAGATGGTGAAACATTTACTACAACAGCAACATTAACTATGAGTGTTACTCCACGTTTTACTTTTAATTTCTTTACTTTCATAACACCAGGACAGAATGTATAAATAGGAGGAAAATAATATGGCTTTTAGACAAGCAGGAGAACCACAAGGACCAGTAGGATCAGGGATAGATTGTTTTCTAATGCAAGATAATACAATCCTTGCTTATTCTACAGATTTAAATATATCTGAAGATTATATGCTAGATGGCATACAAACGTTGGGGTATTATGGATTTAGGGATTTATTATCTTTAGGCTACGATTGTAACATGACAATGGGAACGTTTTTGTTAAGAGGTGCAGATATAGCTGGAAGTGTATCAATACCAGGATGGCAGCCTGATCAAAATAATAATATCAACAGCTCAGGATTATACACTTTTACGGGTTTAGATGTTCACACTTTAACAGTGCTTTTTACTGCCATGGGCGTCAAATATGGTGGTGGAGATACGACTGTAGCTCAAGGGGCACTCATGAACAGGCAGACAAGATGGCGAGCGAGGATGCTAATCCCAGGATTGTCGACGAGCTAATTTTTACATAAGGCTTAAATGTAATATGTTGTTATTCATATTTAAGCCTTATAATTTTTTTATAAAAATTTTTCCAATATTCTCTATTTGCATTTGTTTTTGTGTGGCATGATTTACATAGAGTTATAAGATTTTTTTCACAACAATTTTCTTTAATGTAATCTATATGATGAACATCTCCATTTTTTATTTTCTTATTACATTCAGGATTTTGACATATGTTGCCATCTCTATTTCTAACTTTCAACTTTAATGATTTATCAAATTCAATTGGATAGTGCTCAAAAGACACTCCTCCTCTCCATGCTGGATGATTTTCTTTATTTTTAAATCTTTCTTTTGCTTTTTTAGATAATAAATTCCTTGTTTTTCTTGAATGTTTTTTACCATAAAAATGATTACCTTCTCCAGAAAAAGCTTTTGATAGTTTAATTTTCATTTCTTCTGATAAATATATTTTTTTATTTCTTCTTTCTTTATTCCATGCTTCAGACATCTTTTTTTTTGTTTTTTCTGATAATTTTTTTCCATTGTTTGGATGATTTTTACCACTCGTAGATTTACTCATTTTTTTCTTTGATTCTTCTGTATGCTTACGCCCATACATCGGATGATTCTCACCTTTGTATTTTTTCATAATTTTTGAATGTTTTTTCTTATTCTCATCTAATTGCATATAGTGTGTTGTATCTTTGTATTTGTTTTTTAATTTTTTTGATATTTTCTTTCTAACTTCTGGTCTTTTGGATGGATTATTCTCTCCACATAATTTATTTTTATGTTCTTCTGAATGTTTATAATGGTATATTATATAATCATTCCAACTCCCATCACGTCTTTTTTTTACCGGTTGCCCACAACCACATTTACATAATTTAACATTTTTCTTATTCATTTAATAAATATACATAAAAATCTTGTCTATGTCAATACATTTTTTATCATTGACAAAAAAAACAATTTTTTATACTATTCAATAAAATAGTTGTAAAAGTAAGAATGGAGTAAAAGAATGAATACAAACCTATTAACATTAGAGGATGAGAAATTCAAAACTGTAGAAGTAAAAGGATATAAATTCAAGGTGAAATTTATTTCACCTTTGGATAGAATCCAAATAACACAAAAGAGATTGGCTTTTCAAAATGGAAATCCAGTTGAATGCTTGACTCAAGATGAGTTTACATTTCTTGAAAATATTGCAACAATAGATGTTTGCACTGATGAATATCCGGATGGATTCGATTCTAATAAGTCGTGTGTAAATTGGGATGACTCTGAAATCATAAATGAGTTAGCAACTAACATAAGAACACATACCCTTGATATTGAATCAAGGTTAAAAAAAAATAAACCTATTGGAGGAAGCGAATAAAAACAAATATTTTATAGATGGATTTCTAATAAAACATTGTGATATTTATCCTTCTAATTTTAACAAGGAAGATCTCTTTTACGAACAAAAGGTCTTTCTTGTTTATTTACTAGGATTGACACCATCGATGGAAGAATGGTCTTTTAATATGGATTTTATTAATAAAAAAGATAAAATAGATAGAATAGAATCAATTGAATTAAGTAAAGAAGACTTAGATATGGCAAAATTACATGGTAAAGATATAAAGAAATTGAAAGAAGAAAGACTAAAAAATCATAAAAAACAATTAATTAAAGATTTAAATGATAAATTTGGTATTAAAAATGATGAAGAAAAAAGAAATAATGTAAAAATAAATAATACAAAAAAAGATAAAAAAGAAGATTTATGGGATATACTAGCTGGAAAGAATCTAATAGGAAATAAAAACAATGGCTGATTATAAAATAAAATTTGAATACAAAGGTATTGGAAAACAAGCTAGTGGTATTCGACAAAAGGTTCTTCAAGCTCAAAAAAGTGCTAAAAAAGATGGACAAGCATCTACATCTTCAAAAGATGTTCAATCAATAAATTCAATCAAAAAACTAGATACTACAATTCAAAAGCTTATTGCATCAAATAAGTCTCTTGAAAACTCTATAAAGTCACAATCAAAAATGCCAGGTCGAGGCGGTGGTGGCAATTTGCCAGGTGGTGGTGGAACAGGTGGTATTGGTGGAATGGGTAGAATGGGAGCATCTATTCCAATTTTAGGTGCTGCTATTGCAGCATTTGGATTTATAGCAAAAAAAATAAATGATGTTGGAAACGCATACATACAAAAAGCTGGTGAACAAATAGGAAATGTTGGAGTCGGTGGATTTCGATATGGAAGAGGCGTGTATAAAGCATCAGAAATGGGTGCTGGGATGAAAGCCTATGGAATGAAATCAGGTAAATTTGCAAAAGGAACAAGACCAGATCAGACTGCATTAGATGTTGGTGCTATATATGGACTATCTGCCCAAGAAACACTTGGTCAAGCTGGTTTAATAAAAAGAGCTGGTGGAGACTATGGAAAAATAGCAGCACAAGGAAGAGGTTCTGGAATACAAACAGAAATTCCAATGCTTATGACTGGAATATCTAGTATCATGGAAGAATCAATAAGAAATGGTATAAATACTTCTGATATGTCAAAAGACATAGGAAAAGAGGTTTCTGCATTAACAATGAAGACAAGTGGCAAAAGTGTTGATGCAGCAATGAATATAATAAAAAGTTTTAGTGGTGTAAAAGCAAGTGTGAGTCGTGGTCAAATTGGTACATTCGAAGGGATGTATGCAACAAAAGCATCAAGAAATGTACTGATGGAAAGTTTGACTGGTAAAAATAAAACAGATTTTCTAGAAAGATTAGAAAAAGAAGGCAGTATAAGTGCAGAGCAAAGAAAAAAACTTTCTGGTTTGGGTAAAGATGCTACTTTTGCAGATGTAACTAAGTCTATAGGTGGAGCAGGTGCATTTTTCTTACAGAAAAAAACTTCTGCTGAAGCAGGACCAGCAAAATTGTTACGTGGAACAATGAAAGAGTTTCAAAAAACATATGGAACTGGATCTGAAGCTATGCAAAGAGCTTCTAATATTTATGCTCAACAAGGAGGAACATTAAATCAAGAACAATTTAGAACTGCATGGATGACAGCAAAAGGTGATCCAGTTGATAGAGCTGCTGAAGGTGCTAAAGAAATAAGGAAACAGGCTAGAGGTGTTGAAGTATCAAAATCAGGAATAAATGTAGGTAGACAAATCCAAAGAGAAAGCTTTTTACTAAGACATGGAGAAGATTTTGCAAAAGCATCTGTAATGATGGAAAGACAATTATTGTCTATGGCTGAACAAACTATTCCAGCAGTTAAAACAGGGTTCAGCGCAATGTTAAATACTATGAATTCATATATGAAAAAACAACAAGAGTTTGCAGAAAAAATAAGGACAGGGAATGCCGATCCTATAAATAATTTTATTTATAGATTGTTTAAATAGGAATTTATGGAAAGTTCAATATTTTTAGATACAATAACAAAAGACAAAAAAATAATATTTAATGCTGGTGCTGAAGCATCAATTGATTATGCTGAAAGACAAAATAGTTTTGTACCTGATGTACAACTTATTTTTAGTCCATTTGGTCTACCATTTGTTCCAATTGAAATATTAGGAACAAATACAAATCAAGTAATAACTAATTTGAACTGGACAAAAGATAGAAATAATCCTGGTGGAATATTAAATGTTGAAATTGTTCCAGATGCAAAAACAATAAAAAGAATTGTTGATACAATAAACAAAGTATCATTTAATCTATATTCAAAAATATGGGGAGAACTTGGAGTTGATCTAGAAGATCTATTTAAACCAATGACTTTATGTCAATTATGGATAAATGGATATCATGTAATGACTGGTACAGTTCGAGCTTGCCAAAGATCATCATCTGTTACAAATGAAGATAAAAGTGTTTCGTATAGCATAATACTTGATGAATTAGGTAATTTCTATAATATGAACACATTATCTCTTGATTCAATATTAACAGACGGTCTTCAAACTCAAATAGTAGATGCAATTAAAAAAGGATTGGAATTACAAGCAACAATAAAAGGAAATACACTTGCTGTTGGTATAAAATCAATCATAGATGCATTTAAATTAACAAATCTTGAAGCTGGTGTATCAATGTCAGATGGATTCCTAATTTTATATAGATTATTATCTGAAGTAAATCCTTTAGGTGGTATTGCAAATTTGTCTTTTGCAAATTTTGTAACATCTGACTCTAGTCTTTTCCAAATAAATTCTCAAGGTGGTGGCCAAAATTCTGTTTGGTCTTTTTTGAAAAATTTTATACCTACTCCTTGGATGGAGTTTTTTACAGAAAGTGGTGGAAGAACGATGGTTACTGATTCTTTTGGGTCACCATCAGTACTATTTCCAGGATTTAATTATGTAGTTGCTAGAAGTGTTCCATATAGTAATCCATTATTAGGAACTGTCAATCCTGTTCACTTACCATCTGTATTGCCATTTGATTTAACTGCTATTCAAATGATGATTGGTGGTGATTTTATAATAATAACAGATGATATTATTATGGAAAAAACATTAGGATTTGACAGTAGTAATCAAAACACTGTATTTCATTCAAGATATTCATCAAAAGGTGCAACAAATAGTCCAGATTTGAATGATAAAGGAATAAAATCAGTAGGTCCACTAAATCCTTTTGCTAGTGGCGGTATAGGAACTTTTGGTGCTAGAGAAATGTTCGGATCTATAGATTGTACATCATTAATAGGACTTGGAACAACATCAAGTTATGTTGAAAGAATAGCAAAAAACGTACTTGGATTACCTAATACTATATTATCAAAACCTGCATTAAGTAATTTGTTATCAACATGGTTTAGAAATCAATCTAGATTCAGGGAAGGTCAAGTAACAGTTAAAAACATACCATATGCCAGACCAGGTATGTACTGTTTATATTTACCATCTTTATCTGGGAAAAAACCAGAAAACTTACGTGATATTGGATTGTATTATATAGACTCTTTAAGTCATTCGTATTCATTACAAAATACAGATATATCTTTTAGTACAACTTTAAATCTAATTAGAGGAGTTCCAGTTCCAACAACAGTTGCACAAACAGCATTATTATTATTTGATTTTGAAGTTGTACCTCCTGAATCGGGTTTGTCAGATGGTGAATATACAATATTAAAAACATTAAGGAATGCAGCAAAGGCAATATAAAATGAACAGACAAAGAAAATTAGATAATAATATAGGAAACGACACTCATGTAAGAGACCATGCTGGAAATAAATTCTCTGAACAAAATCATTCATCCACTCAAATGATAATTGGTGAGGTATTATTACCTGAATCAGAACCTATATTTAGACAAAATATGGTTACTGTAAAACTTGCAAGGGGTGGTCGAATAACAAGTGTTGCATATCCTGGAGCATTTATCGATCCAATTACTGGAAATTTACATGGATCATATGAAGGTCCTATTCCTGGTCAAATGGTTGCAGTTGGTTTTGAAAATGGTAATATGAATGCACCTTTTGTTGTAAATAGATATCCATATCAAGGATCTGGAAACACTTTAGTAGAACAATCATATATTAATCCATTAACAAAAGCAGGGTTTCATGCATTTGATGTAATGATGGGCCATTTCTCTGGATCATTTCTTAGTTTTAATACTGGAATAGTACCTTCAGTAGCGGTTCCTGGGAGTGTTACACTGAACAGTGTTACTGATTTTGATTTAAATAGTGGATCTAATATATTATTAGAATCTTTAATATCGGCTGAATTAAAAAGTGAAATAGTTAAAATAACTGGTAATACACATATAGAATTAAATGGAAACACTAATTTTGCAGTAAAATATAATGAATTAAAGACTGCATTTGATCTTTTAAAAACAGAATTGAATAATTTTATAACAGTATTTAATATTCATTCTCATACTGGAGTAACATCAGGTGGTTCTTCATCTGGACCAAGTTCATCTCCAGGAACTCCAGCTACAGCAGATATAAGTGCTTCACAGAATGCAAAGGTTTTGATGTAAAAAAAAATATAAATTGACAAAAAAACAAAGAATCTATACTATATAAACATAAGCCATTTAATAGGTTGTTATCATAGGAAAAGGAATAAAAATGAATCTTCCCACATTGATACAACAATTATACGGTGAATTCTCTCTAACCGGATTATTTTCGTTTGAATTTGTAGATAAAAGTAGAAATACTATAACTGAAATATTTTTTATGATACCACCAAAAACAAAAAATGTTTCTGAACCAACCAGATCTTCTACTATTCCAACACTTGGCAGTAATTATAACTTAGATGCTGGAAATGCTACAAAAACAGTAAATTTATCAGGTGATCTGTACTTTCCATATGTAGGTAGTCCTGATAATCCGGTCGCAAGAAATAATGACGGATTAGATAATACAATAGATGGATTAAATGAATTTTTAAAATTACAATGGATGCTTGTTAGATATCGTGATTACACAATGACGAAAGATTCAAAAATGACTGTTCCATCAACAGTACAAGCAAAAAGTAAAGAAATAAATACATTATATAAAAAGGTTTCAAAATTATTAAAAGAAAAAGTTGGATGCCTATATGATGAAATACAATTAATATATCATGACTATGATATGGATGATCATTATTACTGTAGAGTTAATAATTTCTCAAGTAGCCAATCAAGTGAAAAATATATAGTAGCAAATTATACAATAGATCTAGAATGTTATGAAAGAGATACTGTTCAAAATAGAAATTTAAATCCTCAAATAAAAAGATCATCAAATGAAGAATCTGATGTAATAAATTCTCAATTGCAGTCGATAAATTTCAATGAAAGCTTTGAAAATATTCAAGCAGAAATTGGATATAATTTTAACTTTTTATCTACAGTTACATCGATAGATACTATTATTAATGATATAGATGATGCAAATACATCAATACAAGCTGGACAAAGTACAATATTAGATGTTATGCCAATTTTAATTAAAAGTTTAATAGACAATACTAATGCATCATTAAATTTTTTTATAGACACTTTTCTTTCTATTGAACAAAAAACATTATACGAAAATGGTGATGCAACAATAGATGATTATGTTAGTAATGACTTGTTAGAATTTTATAATTCTTTACAAAAAATAAAAATTGAAGCAGAAACAATGAATGGAGTAATAATTTCGTTAGTTAAGCAGGATGAAATAAGATATTATGAAGATGCTGATGATTATACATTAACAACTGGACAATTCGATTTAGAAGATTCTAGTAAAGTTGAAAATGATACTACTTTTTACTATTACACCGTACAAGATGGTGATAATGCTAGAATTATAGCTCAAAAAGAATTAAATGATCATGAAAAATTTATAAGTATATTAAAAATAAATAATATATCTGAAAATGATTTTATTGATGGGAATTTAATTGGACAAAAAATAAAAATTCCATTTGATGTCAGTGTTGTATCAAGAGGTTCTGATAATCTAATTTTTGAATCAAATTTTGACGATGTTGATTTATTTTTATATGGAACAGACTTAAAAACAGACATAAATAACAACATCGAAATATCAAGCCATGAAGATATATTAGATCAAAGTGGAATAGATAATGCATTCGATAACGTAACAAACAGAATATTAAATTTAAAAGGTAGTTTGAATGTATTTAATCCAAATTGGGGAACGATTGCAATTGATGATAGCAATGCACCATTATTAGTAAAGATAGATAGATATTTATCAGATGTTATTGAACAAATTCAAGAAGAACCACGAGTTGAAGCAGTCCAGCTAGATATTGATTCATTAAAATTTAAAGATGAATCAATAAGTGCATCATTTAAGGTGTTTTTTATAGGAACATCTGAATCACGAGAGGTATCAATATGAGTATCATATTAAAAGTATATACAAAAGATCAATTATTTGACATGTTTAAAGGTAAAATATTATCTGATAATGTTGGATTAACTGATTTTAATTCAGGATCTAAAATAAGAACATTATTAGAGTCTAATTCAGAAATAATATCTGCAATATCAATAGATCATAAAGAAGCTATATATAAAGCAATTCCTATAGCTCTTTATGAGGGTTTCGGATTTGAAAAGATACCGGCATTATCTTCTAGTGGATTTATACGACCATATAGAAAACCAGCGATATGGATTAAATACACTGGCTCTGGAACTTCTGCTAAAGTTACAACGAATGCAACAGATATTTCATCTGCTGTAATTGGTGCTCCTGCTGATGCTTTTTCTTTTGATTATGCAACTTATGACAAAACGAGTGATATAGTTACAGCAATTGATGCATTGTCAAATTGGTCTGCCACATTAGTTAAGGATGTAAATTCAGATACTTTATATCAATATAATGCAGAAGAAGTTATTGGATCAATGAATTATTTATATGGAGATGGATTTGATTTAATGCTATCAACTGATCCAGCAATTACTGTTCCAGTTGGATATTCTGTAACTATTGATAATAATACAATTTTAACAACATCTGAACAAACTATTTTAGCTGGAGATTCAGGAGTACAGTGCCCTGCTGAGTTTCAAACAGAAGGTACTGTTGGAAATATATCTGCTAATTCTATAGATACAGCTCAAGGGAAAGGATATATAAATTCAGTAATAGATGGAATAGAGAATGTAATAAATGATACTGCTTTTTCTGGAGGAGCGACAGAAGAAACTGATGAACAGAGAAAAACAAGATTCTCTGAATCGGTTAATTCTCTAAATGCTGGAACAAAGGATGGGATTTTATCTGCAATACGAACAATTGCGGGTGTTAGATCGGCTGGAATGAGAACATCTTTTCCATTCAAAGGAACAAATACTATTATTGTAGATGATGGAACTGAAACAATATCAGCAGAACTATTAGCAGCAGTTGAAAAAGTGTTATATGGAGATCCTAATGATATAATAAATTATCCAGGAAAAAATGCTGAAGGAATTGGATACACTATTACTGCACCTACAATTGTTGATGTTAATATTAGCGTTTCTGTGTTGAGATTGCCGAATGTTAGTGTAGATTTGACAGAAATCTCAACAGATGTTCAAACATCTATAGAACAATATGTTAATACTAGAGGATTAGGTGAAAACGTGCTATTAAGTGAAATAATAAGAGTAGCAAAAAATAGTAATGCAGCAGTATATGACATTACAATAAGTAGTCCATTATCGAATATAGCTATATCTGAAAATGAATTTTCCAAAACAGGTTCAGGGACAAGTGGTACTGTTAATGTAACTGTTTCAATAGCAACAAGTATATAAGGATAAAATATATGATAACAGATAGAATGAATAGCAATTTACAACTTTTGTTTAACATAGAAGATCCAATATATAAAAGTTTTTTTTGTGATAAAGATGGTACAGTACCTTCTACGATTACAAAACCAACAGATATTGATATAGGTGCAATAGCAAGTCAAATAGAATATTTAAGAAAATTGTCTTTATGTTTAATTGATCAAATGTTTATAGATAAAGCAGAAGGTGAATTTTTAACATATACACTTAATGAATTTTTTAATAGTTTAAGATTAGAGAATGAATCCGATGTTGAATGGGTATCAAGAACAGTCGCGAAAGTATTTAACCCTAAAGTATCAAGAGCTGCTATAATTTTTTCATTACGACCATACTCCAGTCAGGAACCAGAGATAATAAATATTTTATCAGAAAGTGCATTCGCTGATTTTTCTTTTGCCGATGTTTATGTTAGTGATACAACAATACTTAATGGAGACACTATAATAATATTACCAGCTATTGCAGAAAGTTTTCAGAGTTCATTCTTTACTATAAAAGTTACAATATATGACACTGAAACTGATAAAATTGCAACTGTTATTGATTTATTGAATAATATAATTGCTGCTGGAATAACATATGTCTTACAGATAATTTATACATAAGATAAAAAGGGATATAAATATGAGAGATATAAGAACATTAAATTTCGCAGAGGGTCAAAAGATTGAGTCAGATGAGGGTATGAAGAAGATTGGAGATTTGGCTTATCGTAATTTAGG